CCTGCTCAAGGCTCTTCCAAATTTCCGATCTCAGGCTCTCAGAGTGAGTTCGACCCATCGCCAATCGTGGTGGTGGCCCGTCAATGTACCAAGTACGCTACACTGTCTCACAGGTTGCCTGCTGCCATATCGGGCATGTTGGGTATCTGGACCACCAGCAGTGTCTTCGGACATGTCACTCATACTGTCGCTTCCAAATTTGGTCTGCGCGTGCTGACTGCATCGCCCCGGTATGCTGGTGTCTTGTCTGGCGCTGGGCGCCAGGCTTATACATATGAGAGTGCTCAGGGTGAGGACTTCCCGGAGGATGTTGAGATTGACGCGACCGGGTTGGAGGGTGCCATATCAGACGTTACCGCTTATGTTGCAATGACGCGTAGCTCGACGGGGGTCTATTTGCATATGGACACCGTAGAGTCGCTCACTAGGACAGTCAAGCCTCCTAGCGCCAGTGAGCTCATTAACTCCGTGCTGTACGTCATGCGGGAGAGGGGCTCTGCCACCATCAAGACGGGTCATTGGCTCATACGTGCCGCTTTTTACTCTCACTTGTCCAACTGCATGCCCATGTTACCCTACTTCAAGAGTGTGGGGTCGAGGGTTGACGCTCGTGAGTTCCAAAACGTCAGCATGGCGGCCAATACTCATCAGGCTAATGAGGGAGAGGTAAATGAAGGGGCCTGCATTGACGCTGGCGCTGCTGTGGCACCGCCTTCCGACACCATAGTCAAGGAAACTCATTGGTTTGCTAAGGAGCATCGTGAGCTGCCGGGTAAGGGCGGGTCCACTGACCAGTTCAAAGAGACGGCTTTTGTCAATCCACACGTGCACAAGCGCAATGATGATGGCACCTATTTCTTGTCCGTTGAAAAGCGGCTAACCAGGAGGTCACATTTGGAGAACCTGGCCAGAATGAAGGCCTGCCCAAGGCTCGACATGATCGAAGAGTTTGATCGGCTGGTGGCCTCAGTACCTCAGTGGTCCGCATCCAAGCACGCCGAGTACTCGGACCGTGCCGTTGTCGAGTACTGCTCCGGTCGGACTGAGAGTGCAGTCATGGATAAGCTTCGTGCACACGATCCGGACCGCACCGGGTCGGACATCAAGCTGTCATTGAAGGGGCAGGTCATAAAGAAGGACGAAAAGCGCCACAAGCGGGAGGCCATCCCGGGTCAATTGATTCATGAGTATGATGCGCACCAAACCATGACCGATGCCCCGTACGCTCTGTTCATGGAAAATGAGTTGATAGACGCGTTTCCGGCGCAATTCTTGTTCTATCGCAGAATGAACCCTGATCAATTTGTCCAGGCCTACAAGGATCGCTGGAGGGCCGACAACGGTGTGTGTTGCTCTGATGTCACGCGCTGGGACGTGGGCTGCGATGCCGGAGTCCTGAACTTCGACATTCACCTAATGCAGAGATGCGGATTCCCGAAGGAATATGTCGACGGCTACGCCGAAAGGAGATTGGGCGGCCGATCCCAACATGGGCCCATGGGGACCATGCAGAACTCTGGGGACCGCTACACCTGGGCCCTGAATTCCATCAGGCGTGCTGTTGTCACCTCGCTGATAGCCAGGGTCACGCCGGACGACACCGTGGCCATCAATGGGGATGATAGCGCCATAGACCGGTTCTCTTCAGTTGACGTTTTCCCTGACTCTCCCTGGGCGTTTAAGGAGCTGAACGGCATGCGGGGTGAGTTTAGCGGATTTGAGGTCGGTGGCTCGACACCAACTTATTCTGCTGAGGGTATCCTTTATCGAGCGCTCATACTGGAGTCTCGTGATCCTAGTGCCCTTGATAAGTGGGTAGCTTATATGGACTTGCTCCAATACGCTGACCTTGATCACCCTGCCGCTTATGAGACTGCGGCGCTGGCGCGGCTTTACATGCCGGGCCCACTTTTCCGGGGTTGCCTGCCGGCGGCGCTGGTCGCCTCTTTTTCCTGATGGTTTGTTAGTTCTTGTGTTTAGTTTTGTTGTTTTGTTGTGGCCTGTTTTGTTGTTGACGTAAGTGATTTCCTTCTCCTGCCGAATGCTTTAATGCTCGGGTGGAGTAAATAAAAAAAAA